GTGCCCGCACCGTTGATGTCACCGTCCATAGGCGGAAACTTGCTTGGATCCATTTCGCCGCCTTCTTGCATAGCAACGGCACCGCCAGCAGCGAAAGCCATGATACCGCCACGACTCATGCCTCTTGCCATACCGCCGGTTAAATCTTCTACAGCACCACCGTACATCATGTCTCTTGGTTGTCCGCCTGATAATTTAGGTAAAGTGCCAGCTGGCAATAAACCAAACTCAACAGGGTTTGGTGCAGGTAATCCTTGTCTTCTGGCTATCTCAGCCTCGATATTATATCTGCCCGTAGGACTCATTGTAGTTAAAGGCGTTAGGGGAACGCCTTTTTGTTTTTTTGCGTCTTCGTAAGCTAATTTACCTAAACCAGCAGATAAAGCTCCTATTCCGGCTAATCCTAATGCTCCACCTAAGCCGCCACCTCCGCCGCCAAGTAGACCACCTAATACGCCGCCTAAACCTGCGCCGCCACCACCGCCGCCGCCGGTGTAACCTATTACTTCGCCTGCCTCATTGACTATGGCCTGTCCTGCACCGCCACCGCCAATACCTAAGAGTCCGCCTGCAAGCGTGCCTTCATCGACTAAGTTACCTAGAGCGCCTTTTATGCCTCCGGATTGCAAACCTTTTATGATGTCCATACCGACTGATTGTCTTAATTTTCCGGTTGTAGGATCGAATATACTCATACCCTCTTTGGTAAAACCTCTGGTAGCTCCTTGGGCTAACGCGCCGATGCCTGCTCCCATAGCCGCATCCGCTAAATAATCTTTTGGTTTTTGTCCGCCTAACAGTCCTTGTAAGCCTGCACCTACGGCACCAGATACTATTGGGCCACCAGGTATAAACTGTGCCGCTATCGGTGCTAACGGTGCTAGTTTCTTTCCTAATTTTTTAAGGCCTGTTTTATCAGCAAATTTTTCTAAACCTTTAGTTATACTGTCAAAAATACCAAACTCTTCTAAACCTGTATTTGGATTCAAAGACGCTAACCCCAAACCTACTATTCTTTGTTGCGGATCTATGCCTTGATTCAGCATAGTGCTTTCTAGCATTTCATCTAATATCGGATTGTTTGCGATTACAGAAGGCGGAACCACTACATCGCCAACCTCTAAATGTCCTAATTGTGTGTCGCCTTTTCTGCCCATGTTAGATGCGTTTTGCAAAACTTCCATTTCTCGTTCTGTAATAGCACCCGCTCCTACTCTTCTAGGACCCTCTGGGGTCATAATCATTCCTGAAAAAGAATCATCTGGCCCGTCCTGTGCGCTACCTGCCTCCGGTATGGGAACAAAATCACCAGGTTTGAACATACCTTCTTCTCTATCGTCAATACGGTTTCTGTTACGGTCACGGATCTCCATGGTCATTCTAGGATTCCTCATCATGGTAGGCCTTTGAATTTTTTGCATAGGCATTTGAGGCGCAGAGGACTGAGGCATTTCCATGCCTGCCATGTTATTAATCCTCTGTTGTAAACGTTCACTTATAGCCATTATGGTGTACTCACTGTAACTGTTCCCAAACTCATTGTAGCAGACAATCCGGTCAAGTAAGTTTGATGTTCGTATAAGTTTCTAAACTCAGTGCCATCAAACCCTTGGTGGACCTCTGTTGTACTGTTAAATATAATCGCTCCGGTAGCAAATTGCAATTCGCTTATCTCGGTTGAATTGAAAGTTTGTATTGCGTCAGGATCCACAGATCCAAGGTTAATCTCTAAAATTCTAATTAACCGGTTAAAAGTATCGGCGCTTACCGTGTCGCCGCTTGCTTGAGGTAGTTGAGTTGGTAGCAGTTTACTCATCTAGCGCCTACCAGAAGGCTGTATATCGACTCTTGTGCTACCTAACCTCCATTTAAAATCTTTTCTGTCGCTCTCGGTGTTATCGTCATCAGATTCAAACCTAAGCACAAACTGTCTGGTGCGTGAACGCAAAGAACCAAAGGTAGAACTTGAAGTAATTTGCGTAGTGGAATCGGTTGATAACGTCTGGTTGTTAAAGTCTCTACGTTTGACAACTATGTTGACTGCACCGTTTGGACTTGTGCCAACATCGTTTACAAACAATATGTCAGGCAGTATTTTTTTCAAGAAAACAAAGTTTTCACCGTCGCCGACATCTAAGTCGCCTGATTCCACGAAAACACCGTCCATAGCGCTATCGTCGTTGTTAAATCCTGTTTCGTGTTGGTAAATAAATTTAACAGACGACGCCTCACCGCCTGCCACCGGTTTATCTAAAACACCAGATGCTAACCAACTGTATCTTTCTAAGGTGCCAACACTCCATGAATTTTCTTCATAGTTGTAAATAACGTATCTTGATATCTCTCTTTCGTTATCGGCTATGGATGGATAGAAAAACCAAACCTCTGAAAACTCCTCGTTTAAACCGGCAAAACATTTGAAAGCTTGACTGTCATCGAGATCTGAAAACACGAAGTCTTGCACCGAACAAGGCAGTTTTTGTACGGATCCGTTGTAATAGTAAAAGCCTTTTTTAGACATAAAGAATACACCTCTTGGCGTATTGGTAGCTGCTTTGGGCCCAATCAAGCCTGCACCTTCATTAATTAGATTGATAGCAAAGGTAAGCGGTGGACCTATAAAATTCATGGAATAAACCGATGTGTCGGTCCATATTAATATTTCTTGTCTGGCTTTGAGGCCACCCACTATGGAAGATCCGCTAGATAATCTAAGCGAACCGGCAGTGTTTGTGGCTAACGGTTCAAATTGTAATTCGTTTTCTTGGTCACTAAACGCAACCAACATAGGATCCACGGATCCTGTTCTGCTGCTACCCGATATGGGATCAGCTCCTAATACTATCAAATGCCTATCGGTTTCTGAGGTTATTACTTGCAAGCCCACGGTCGGTACCAAGTTTGCTCCTGATACGCCGGATAATTCTAAGGCTCTTGTATTAGTGCCGTTATCTTCAACCCAACGAAATATACCGCCACCTCTTGGATTGATAATTAAGTTTTCTCCAAAGTTATCGTGCGTCCATAGTCGGAGCTGATTACTTGCTGTTAAACTTGTTGACGATCCCCAACCGCCAGCACCCCAAGTATCTACACCCCAACCTGTAGATTGCACAAAAAAATCTAATCCTGAGTTAAGTTGATACGCCGCATCGGTCGCAGATCCACCGTTACCCGAATCGCTTGAGTTTGCGGTCAACGTTGCGCCTGTCGTGTCTTTTGCAGTTATCGTATAAGTGTTAGTGCCTGTAACTAAATCTATTTGATATTCTTGGTTTAGAGCGCTTGCAATAATGTTACCGCCTAAAGAAACTGCGCTAGAAAATGTAACAAAGTCACCCTGTACCGCGCCGTGTCCGTTATCTGTTACGGTTAAAGTAGAAGAACCATCGGTCGCTGCAAACGTCGCAGTGTTAGTTGTATTTTTTCGTATAGGAGTAACGTCGTTATATGTTTCTCCCTCTTCTATGTAATATTTGTTGGTTGTGCCAATGCCTAAGTATTTAGCACCGGCGAGCGAGATCCAAGCATGTAAAGCTCTTGCAGAGCCTATTATAGAGCTAGGTGAAAACTTCTCCCAGCCACCGATTTTCTCGACACGACCTTTACGGAATCTAATTTTATCACCGTCTACCCAACCACCTTCGTTTGAGTAATCGGTTTCTTCTTTGTTGATTCCAGACTTAAAATTTAGCTTTGTTAGAGGCATGGAAAGATTCTAACACAAGGTGCTTTAGTTTAAGCCAATCTGATTATTGCTCCTGTGGCCGTAGCTGCTGGAAAAACAATCGTAAAATCGCCAGCGGTAGAAGTCTTGTCACCACCAAAATCTATTGCGGCAACTGCTTTATCAGAGTTGGTGTCGTTATAAATCAAGCAACCTCTAGCGGTAATAGTTGCCGTGCTAAACGTTAAATCAGCAAAGTCAACGATAGCAGTCGTACCGGATGCAACCGGCGTGACATTTGTTAAAGCGCTACCGCCTGATGTGTAGTTAGTGCCAGACGCTTGACCTGTGGTGGTAAAAGCCGTGGTGCCTGCGCCTAATGTCGCAGAT